TTATTCTTCCTCCCCTTCAGTCCCGTACTCGACATCCAACAATCTAACCTCAAGCTCTAAACTCGTCGTAAAGCCACTATTACTCAGAGAGTGCATAACCTTCGTGATTGTCCATGACTGCTCGTCTATGACGCGCTTAAAGCCTGAAACCTGCACAGGTGTCTCTGGGTAGAGGTCGGCGCGTCCTGTCGCAAGCCTGATAGAAAACTCAGCAACACCACGTTGCAGTTTGTCCCATTTGGCCTGGGCGGCTCGCATGGCCTGCGCTTTGGTTGAAAAAATTGTCGTTAGGGCAAACACGTTGTCATCCTCGCCGACCATGTATTCACCCTCCCTGGCTTCCGGCGTCTTCACCGTTTTCTTCTTCGTTACCGGTTTGGCTTTGGGGTGCTGTAGCGCACGTAAATGCTGCTCTTTGGGTTTGCGTTTTAACGAAACCTTTTGCTTTTGTGGTTTTGGGTCTTTGGTGTGCAACCATTTTGCCGTAACGCCGGTATATGCCCCACGGTCAGCAATGGAAAACTGATGGCGGTCGCCATCACTGCGGGTGATCGTGACCTGCGGAATGGCCTTTCCGCTGGCTGTAACCCCTCGACCGGCTTTGAGAAAAAGTAACTTTCCCGCTTTTACCGAAACCTCACCGCCGTTTCGCTCGGCGAGCCGTGTCAAAAATTTGGCATCCGATTCCTGTGACTGGTCGATGTGCGGAATTTTTATTCCGGCCAGCTCCGGTATAACGCTCGACGTCAGTTTGTTACGTGTCGCTATCGCTGCCACGATCTCGCCGAGCGTCTTGTCATGCCAGGACTCTTCCCGACGTGAGTTCAGCGTCCCCCGAAAATCGGCGCTACGGGCGCGGATTGTCACCGTGTCCGGCGCGCCATGATGTTCAACCTCATCGACGGTAAAACTTCCCTTACCAATCAACGCAAAGCCTTTCCACCCGAGGTAAAGCGTCAGTACGGCACCGCGTAACGGCAGCTCGACCAGCCCGTCAGCATCATCAAGCTCAATGTCGAGCTGGTCGGCCTCGAATCCGCGATTGTCTGTCATGGTCAGGCTCATCAACCGATTACTGATGTTGCCGGTAATATCTTTGCTGTCGAGCATCAGCATAAAATCGGGCGTCAGTACGCCACCCGCATTCAGATTCAGCATATCGAGCATCAGCTAATCCCCACCATGCCAGCCACTGACGAGGCCATATTTCCCGCCTTACCAATCAGTGATTTTGCCTGTTCGCCGATATCGCCATACAGCGCCGCAAGGGATTCATCCACGCGGGTGAGCGTCAGCGTAAAATCAATTTTGCGCGCCGTTCCGTCAGCAAAAAACAGGCTTCCTGTCTCGCTAATATTATTGATGACGTACATACCGTAAATCGTGCCGGTACCATCCAGTAACGGCCAGGCGCGCCCCTCGTCAGCCATTAAACGAATGGCCGTCATCGTCAACTTTCCGCCGGTGAGCTCAGGGTACAACACACCGGCCAGGGTAATTTTTTCATCCCCCGGCCCCAGATACTGGAAAGAATCCCGCTTACCTACGCGGGAGTTTGACGGCCACCGATATTCGGCATCGCGTTGCATCGTCTGGTGTGGCAACGTCTGGCGCATAAAAACAAACATGCCGAGTGCAAGCATCATTTTTCGTTACCTCCTGTCAGTCGTGGTTCATGCTGGCACGCTGTCGGGCGCGTTTTTCACGCTCAAATTTTTCGAGCGCATCCTGTAGCTGGCGATCGAGCTGCGTACCGCTGCCGCCCCCCTGAACGTCAATGTGATATTCGTTTTTACTTTGGTCTATATAAGAACGTCCCGCCGGTGCGGTGACGGGTTGATATGCCTGATAGCCACCGTAAGTGCCGGTTGCCGGAATATAAGAGTTACCCTGCGTGGCTGCGTTCGCTTTTGCGGCAGTCTGGTCAAGCGTGCTGGACTCTTTATTAATAATGCCGAGTTTCTCAAGCACCCAATCAATACCGCTGCGCAGCTTATTAAATGCCGTCAGCGGCAGCGTCAAGGCATCCGCCAGCCGTTGACCGAACAACACACCGGCATCACGAAAACTGTTTAAGGTTTCCTGCGATGACTTGACCGGCGCAATCAGGTTGTTAAACCAGTCCCACACGGCTTTCAGTTTTCCGCCCAGCCAGTCAAACATCGGTTTAAGCGGCGCAAACAGTTCAGCTACTGGCGCAAATGCAGCCCGCATCCCTTCAATCACTCCGCCGAAAAATGCGCTGATGGGCTCCCAATATTTACGGATGAGCAATGCCCCGGCGACAATCGCGGCCACAACAGCGACAACCGGCCAGGAAATCGCGCCAATAGCGGTAATGATGCCTCCGGCCACCGTTGTAAATACGGTACCGAGCGCCGTCGCAGCGGCGATGATGGCATTAACTCCCGTTATAACCGGCCAGGCAATCAGCCCAATGGCCCCAATCATACCCACCACGCCAAGCGCCACGGCGGTAATCACCCCAAGCGTCTGCGCAAGCTCTTTATTTCGCTGGATCCACTTATCAAGTTTGAGCACGTAGCCAGTCGCAGTCTGCACCAGTTTGCGTAATGAGGATTCCTGCTGGTCAAACAGGTCGGTGCCAACAGCCTCATACGCAGACTGAAACTCTTTGAAGTCGCCGCCGAGGTTATCCTGCATAACTTTAACCAGCTCCTCGGTCTTGCCGTCCGAGGCTTTAAATGCCGCTGTCAGCTTATCGAGTTTCCCGCTGGCCGCAGCGTCTAACAGGGCATTAGACGATTTCAGCGCTTCCTCGCCGAATATCGTTTTCAGGTATTCGCCTGTCTGACTTGTTCCGAGCTTATTCTTTTTAAAACTGGCCTGGATTTCTTTCAGAATGGTAAATACGGGCCGCATGTTGCCCTTGCTATCTGCCGTCTTAACCCCCAGCTCTTTTAATGCCGCCCATGCCTTACCTGTTGGGGCCTGTAACCGGCTGACGACAGCGCTGCTCCCGGTACCGGCCATCGATCCCGTGATATTGTTATCATGAAGCACACCCATCATGGCGGCGGCTTCTTCGAGGCTTACTCCCGCAGCTTTGGCAACTGGGGCCAGATAGGTTAAGGCGTCGCTTAATCCCTGAAAATCGGCCGCTGATTTATTCATCGTTGCTGAAAGCACATCGCCGATATGGGCTACCCGGTCATTTGAAAGCTGGAAAGCGTTTTTGGTACCGAGCAAAAGCTGCGCGTTCTCTTCCATCGTCCGCCGGTTAGCGAGCGCCATATTCAGCGTGACGGGGGTCGCAGCCTGGATTGCTGCCGCATCGCCGCCCGCTTTCGCGATGATAATCTGAGCTCCGGCAGCATCATCGGCAGAGGCGGCAGTATTGTCGCCCAGCAGTCGGGCCTGCTTTCGCAAAGCCGTCATTTCTGCGGAGTCTTTCGCCACACCGAGTACAGCCTGTAACTCGGAGTTTTTCTGCGCAAAATCATAACCCGGTTTCATCAGTGCAACACCGGCCAGCGTTCCGGTCGTTGCCATACCAACACCGGCGGCACCCATTGCGGCCGCGTTTCCGGCCAGCTCCTTACCGGCCTGATATCGCTGTTTAACCGCGTTGAGCTTTGCCTGTTGCGCGCTGACGCGCGCCAGCGCTTCACGCTGTCGATTGAGCTGCGTCGTCGTTTCGCTGATGTTGGTTTTTAACCGACGCTCGTCTGCCGCCAGGGTGCGGGTATTGATTCCCGCCTGGCTGAGTTCCTGCCGCTGGCGCTGTACGGCCTGCCGCAAGCTGTTGTGTTTGAGCTGGAGCGCGGCGGCACTTTTTCGGGCGGCATCCATTGCCTGCGCCTGCGCGCGCGTCGGCTGTTCAGTATTTCTAAATTGGATCGCCAGTGCCGCGGCTTCCTGTTTAGCTTGCTTCAGCTCCTGACCGGTAATGGCAAGTTGCGCGCTGGCCTTGCGAAACCCGTCGATACGGGATGCCTGGTCGTTCAGTTCACGCAGTGATTTTTGAGTGTCCCGGATATCACCAGACAGCGTTTTACTCGCTGTCTGGATGGATTTAAACGGGCGGGTCGCCTGGTCAACAGCCTTGAGTAAAACCTGCAATTTAACGTCGTTACTCATTCGTGTTTCCGCTTCGCTGTAGCGCCTTTTCGCGCCAGGTGGTGAGCTCGGTCAGGCTCATGGGATATAACTCTGATGGCGGCCAGTGAAAAATCACCGCGATATCCGCCATCAGGTCATCGACCGACATGTCTTTCGGGAAATTTAATCCGCCAAATTCGGCGACAAAAAACCGATCACCTTTGTTGCCAGCGCCATCAGGTCGGGCAAATCCATCATGACGACATCCGATTCGGTAAGAGACGGACTGGTCATACGCGGCAGCACTTTAATCAGGGCATCCACTTCAGAGCGCGCAACGTCTGCCAGGCTAACGCCGCGCAGGGTTCCGGCGTTAGGCTTCATCAGGGTGATTTTTTCGATGACCTGCTCGCCGCGTTTGATCGGGTTTTCCAGGGTGACGATGTTTTCTTTGCTCATGAGTTTCTCACTATTTACGGATTCCGGGTTAACCGGCCAGACATGCTGGCCGGGGAAAAATTACAGGCCGATATTGCGGCGGTGCTGGTCGAGTCGGTCGACGCCGTTCACCTTCTCAATCATGTTGAGGACGTCGATTTCTACCAGCTCTTTACCGTTCATGGTCAGCTTGTAGTACGTGCAGACCAGCGATAATTTGCTGCTGGTATCCTCGCCCTGTTTGCTCTCGCCGTTATCGACTTCCTTCACCTTGAAACGGGTCTCAACTTCCACCGCCACGGTTTCTCCGGTATCGTCCCGCTGGTAAGAGCCTGCATAGCGCAGTAGCGTCCCGGTACCGACGGCACCATAAAGCGACCAGATCGCATCATCAGGGAAGCCGCCGAGGGAAATCTCCATCGCCAGCGCGTCATCGTCGAGGCCGAAATCGACAGGGGCTGAGCCTGACATCCCGCCGCCCCGGTAATTTTCCAGCTTACGGGTCAGCTTAGGCAGGGTGACGGACTCGATAACGCCGAGATAGCTGACGCCATCCAGAAACGTGTTCAGATATTTGAGCTTGCGCGGCATTGCCATTGGTCAGGGCTCCTTAATTGCTGTTAACCGATGACACCAGATTCGCCAGGTATTTATCGGTAATGCGCTGGCGTAGCGTCAGGTTTTCGAGAGGGGGAACCGGCGTATAGTCGTAATCGATATACAGTTTTCCGGCTTTGAGGGTCGCCGCGTCGTTGGCCGATTCATCAAACCAGCAGGTCGCATCGACGATATAGCCCGCCGTTTTCATCTCGCGGAATTTCGCATTGATACCCGCAACGATGTCCTTAATCAGCGTGGCAGTGATCGGCTTGTCGACCGCCCACATGTGACCAGCGGCCATTGTGTCAGCGATAACCTGCGCGGTGCGGGTGTAGTTCTCGAACAAGAACAGCAGGTCATCGGAGCAGCAGCGGTTGCCCCAGAAGCGGAAACCGTCTTTACGAATGAGCGTGGTGACGCCTGCCTCGTTAAGCAGGTCGGCATCGGTGCCGGATTCCTGCAAATCCCAGAAGACCGACGCGCTGATGCCGGTGACGCCATTCACACCAACGTTTGACAGGGTTTTATGCCAGCCAGTGTCCTGGTCGATTTTGGCGCGCAGGCCCAGCGCTCGGGCGGTCGCCCAGACGGTTTCGGTCGCGTTCGCCGTGGTGTCCCATGCCAGAAAATCCGGCCAGATAACCATCAGCTCACGCTGGCTGAAATTCTCGCGATAGAGCATCGCCTCGGAAATGTTCTGGCAATCCCAGGCGCTGATATAGCCAAAGGCACGCAGCTTCTGGCAAATCGGCGCGAGGGCGGTCGCCACTTCGAGGGAATCGAGACCCGGCACACCGAGGATGCGCGGTTTAACGCCGGTGACGGCCTCCGCCGTGAGCAGCGCTTTCAGCCCGGTGTAATTGCCGCTTTCGTCGGTGCCGCCGATGATATTAGAGATAGTCTGCGCTTCGGCATCGTCGCCAGTACCTTCGGCAACGCGCACAACAACAATGACCGGTTTCGACTGGTCGGCGATTGCCTGGAGGGATGCGGCCAGAGTGCCTTTTGTACCCGCTTTGGCGATGGCGCTTTGCACGCTGGTAATCAGTGCGGGCTTATTAAGTGGGAAGGTGGCGGCATCGGCATCGCTGGCCGTACAGACCATGCCGATAATCGCCGTTGATACGGTGGAAATGACGCGGGTGCCGTCGTTAATCTCGACAACCTGGACGCCGTGATGAAAATCGCTCATCCGTTTAACTCCGTGGTTAAGGGTGAGCATTATTTTCAATCGTGGGGGAAGGGGTGACGAGTCATCCCCGCTGTAACAGGGACAGTACAACAGGAATGACCGTCACAGGTCAGGCTACGCGGCTCCAGCACATCAGCAGGGTGTGCGCTTCCACCACGCTGAACGATTTACCCTCGCCGAGGTTGTCGGTTTTACCGGTGACGTCATGGTGATGCGGTGGGATATCAATATCATGCTCATGGTCCGCCTCCTCGTCGGTTTCGCCCAGGTTTGCTGGGTTAAAACGCTGGCTGATATCACCGCCAATCTCCCACGGGTTATCCCGGCTCGGCACGCCGCCATGTTTGTGTTTACCGGCGGGTTTTGTGGTCAGCGTTTGCCCTGGCTGTTCGCTGGTCTCGCCAGTGACGCTGATCTGCACGGCAGGCAGGTTGGACTGCTGGAGCATGACGGTATCGCTGCCGCCGGTCTCGCCGACGTTTGCGCCGCTGGCTTTACCGATACGAATGGTTTTATCTTCCCCGGTATAGATCCATTCCGTCCACGGGTAGCGCTCATTAGGGTCAACGTTCTGCGCGTAAAATTTTACGGTGCCAACAGGATTATCCAGCTCCCATGCCTCGCGTATGGCTGATTCTATGGCACGCTTTACCGCAAGGGGGGTTGCGGCTTTATCCTGATTGCTGCTGTCAATATCATTGCTCAGTTGGGTAAAGCCTTTTTCTTCCAGTGTGGCGTCAGGGTGATCGCGCGATCCTGCATGTTCACTTAGTTGCTCATCGGTATAATCTTTAATCTCATTACCGGCGTTAATCACATCCTCCACCGTTGCCAGCACAATGCCCGGATCAACAACCAGCTCAACGGCTTCGGTGCTGCTGACTGCCAGCCAGATGCGGAGAATGGTAAAACGCCCTGAACCTTCCGCCAGGGCGGGCTTATAGGTTTCCGGGACATTGGCAACTGCCATGCACACTCCAGCATCATCAAACAGCGCGGCTTCCCGGATAGTAAACCCGCCCACCTCTGGCGGAATAATCATCTCAGCAATGATAATATTTTCAGTATCGGACAACTTCAGGCTATTCAGCTGAGTCCGGAAACGCTCGTTAATCAATGAAGTCTGATTTTCGTCAGGAGTGGTTGCACTACCGCCACCATCGCCTACAGACATTTGTGAGAAAACGACCTTATCTCCACTAACGATTGCTGCGCCAATTTTTTCCCGACCGGCAACCGTAATTAACGATTTAAAGATTTTGCTCATTTTATTTAATCCCATATTGCCGGTGGATTATTTGACTTCAATAGCTGAACTGGAGAACCCCGCCAGACCAACTTCATCACCATTCCGCCTCCCTTTCAGGGTGTAATTTTCACCATCATCTGTTTTGGTCAGGACGGGCGCAGACGTCACTGTTATTTCCATTCCCGGAACAGGGACGATAACGTCCCCCACCTCCAGTTCAATAAATTTTTTAGTACCCATTATTAACCTCAATTAGTGGGCCGGACGCAGACGTTCAAACGTGACATTCAGGCGACGCGTTCCAGCCGGTGGCGCACTGCCAAACGTGATGCCGAAATACGATGTTCCCTTTACGTTGTCCAGATATCTGACAGTCGTTAGCCAGTCAGGTACGACAGAGACAATACGGTAATTTGCATCAGTAACCTCCTGCGGAAGAGACAGGGTAAACTCGACGGTAGAGCCATTGCCAGCCAGGTTGTATGCCTGAGTGCGTGACGTGATATATCCAATGTTATTACCAATTATTGGGTCGCCTAATGTTGCTGACCCGTAATAAATTTTCCCGTCCCCGGCATTATCCAGAAATGTATTGCTCATAAACTGCAGAGACCCGATAACACCCGCATCACCCAGCGCGAGGTCATACCCTGCATTATTCAGGAACGTCACACCCTGAATATCCGGGTTAGTACAGGCTGGCAGACCGGTCAGGTCAGACTGAATATGAATGCCATGCCCGGTACTCTGTTTCGTCTGCCCGTCATGGTTATCGAGATATGCGCGTTTAACCGAGTTAATAATTTGACCACCACGAATTTTAAAAACGGTAAATCCCGAGCAGTACACGCCGCTTCCGCAGCCGTCACCGGTTAAATTATCCAGTAACACATTAGTCGCTGCCCCCATAGAGCCAACCGCTGAACGTCTGCAATTGATGGATACCTGGTCGATAATTTTGCACAGGTTGAGGTTATTTTCACCGACATAAGCGCCATCGAGGCAGTTAACCGATGTTCCGTTTTTAAACTGGGTGTCATAACATCCGTTCATATCTGCGCCATTATCGCCACAGTCCTCGCAGTAATAGTCCTCCACAACATGGTGAGCACATTTGCTGTTCGCGATACCAATATATCCGGCGCGGTATACCCGATCCCCGACAGATTTTCCTCTCACCGTTTTCCCGAGAGTGTCGGCGCGGAACTTAATTCCGTTAGCGCCCACATCAGTAACCAGGTTGCGTTCTGAGTATGGTTCAATGCAATTTGTAAAATAAATACCGCCGGCAGTCTCAACATAGCCACCTGTAATGTCGTGAACTCTTGACCGAATGCATGCAGGTCTGGTGCAGTTAGAAAAATATGCCCCGAAGCCTTTAAAATGCCCAATGTCGACGCCCTCAAGCCTTGGCCTGCTTACACCCTCAGCCCAGAAGCCGTAATTTATCCCTCCCTGCAGCGCTTCCTGGCCGATAAGCTTCCCCGTCCCATCAGACTTAATCAGAACATTATCACCACCGGCAATCAGCATTTTCAGGCCCGAGCCAGGAAGCTGAGAAATGGCTTTTCCTGGCATAATCTCCATTGTTAAATCACCTGGTAGGGTAACGGATGAAATCAGACAATCCACATCAACCAGGAATAGTTTTTTGGATAATGCAGCGAGATTTGCAGCAGCACTGAATGCTGTTGTTACGTCAGTACCTGCGGTTATTGTGTAGTTAGACAGCCTTACAGGGGAATTACGGATGTATTCCCCTACGGAAATACCGTATTTCGTGAAGACCAAGTCATCGCCCATACCCGGTTCACTTGAACCCAAATCCTTGCGGATAACAGCATCCGATGTATAGGCCCAACGGCCAGCGCCAACCCCGCCTGTTCCCTGCGGTGTGCTACCGGCTAAAACCGTTTTCGGAAACTCACCCGTCCATACAAGGCGGTATGCGCCATACAGTATCTCTTCACGGGGCGATTCCAGCGTGGCGCCTTCTGCAAAAGTCTTTACCGCACTGACCTTTTCAGCAACCAGTTCGCCTGCCTTATCGACCTTACCCTTAAGGTATCTTGTCCGGTTGGCCAGGGCTTTCAAAGGCCGGTTGGCGACGCCGTCCAGGCCTCCGGAAACGCGCTCGCTTCGGGAAATAAGCTCAATCTCTTCTTCCCACAATGAGGATTCTGGAATTCTGGCCATAGTCTTACCCGTAGTTAAAATTGCCGTCGTGGAAAATCACGCCGTTGTAAATAATATTGTCTGCGGCTTCATACCCGGCAGGATAAATACTAATAATGTCGCCACTACACAGCGTTGAACCGACATGAATATTTCCGTGCACTTTTGTGGATATATTGAATTGCGCCATGTGACGACTAACCGGCTTTGTGTCGTTAATCAACCGTGTTAACTCATCCAGAATTCTGGTGGTTATCCCAATATCGTTAATATCGACCTCAAGCCGAAATGTCCCCGCCGGGTCTGCAACATGCCACCATTCCTCGATAGACATGGAGTAACCCATTTTTTCAACTACGTGGCGGATTGCAGCTATTGTCCCCTTCCGCTGATGTAGCCGGAATGACTCACTGATAACCGTTCGCTTTTCCAGCTCACTCCAGCTTTCATCCCAGCCATCAACAGAAAATGCCCACGCCAGATACGGCAGAAATTTTGCCGGGCATTTCCACGGGTTCCACAAATCGCGTAGCGGTACGGATAAATCGCTGATAGAGGCGCATGCCGCTGCGGCTCGTTGCTCCAGCACCGACGACCCTGTCGCCATCAACGAGTTATTCATCTGAACCCCCGATAATGACACTGGCTTTCGTGCAGTATGCAGCCTGCGTTTTATCGAGCACCACGTCGGCCAGTGGCTCACGCAGTTCGACACGCTGAACACCCTGCACATGAAGCGCGGCGTAAATTGCGGATAAACGAATATCCCGACCGAGGCGGCGCTGCTCTGTGATATAAGCGGTTAACTGCGCTTTGGCAGCGGCAAGAATCGGCTCAGTCGCCGGGCCGGGATAGACATACAGCACGGCATCAACCGCATAATTGACAATCTCGGCCGACACCACTGTCAGGCGGTCACCGACCGGGCGCACGCTCTCATCATTCAGTGCGGTACTGACGGCCAGCAATAAATCATCCGAGGCCGTGCCATCACCTTCCCGCGACAATACCGCGATAGTGACCTCAGCCGGTGCCGGGCTGTACGCCGAGGCATCCGCGACACGGCCGTCGGCGCTCAGGGCGTGAAATTCATAGGCACCGGTTGGCCCGGCAACACTCATGCCCTCAAACGCGGCCGGGATACGCTGGCGTAAATCGCTGTCTGATTCCATGACCGCATCCACTGGCGGGATTTGGGTATCGTCTCCGGGGGTGATGACCAGACGCTCAACGTTATTATTTGCCGCGAGCTGGTCGAGGTCGTTTTTTATGGCATAGGCCACCATTCCGGCTTTTGCCGCCTCGTTGATACGCTGGCGTAAAATCACTTCCCGATACGCGTTCTCTTCCAGATATTTCACCAGTGGCTCTGACTCCAGCGTCAGCGTCCTGGCGACCGCTTCCTGCTCGTCTTCCGGGTACAGTGAAATCAGCGTCGCTTTGCGCTCGGCGAGGATGGCTTCAAAATCCAGCGTTTCCACCACATCAGGCGCGGGGAGCTGGCTCAGGTCGATAACTGCCATAGGTTCAACTCACAGGAATGGTTAAAGAAAGGCTCTCGCCGGTATCGGTGATTTGGCCTGTCACGTCGACGACCATTTGCCCGTTAAACTGCCGCTCTGTGCTGATGCTGGTCAGCCTGACGCGCGGTTCCCACTTCAGGAGCGCCATGTAGCACGCCGCCATAATTTGCAGCTCAAGCGCCGGGGTCTGAGGCTGGTCAATCATCTGCGACAACAACGAGCCATACTCACGACGCATAACGCGAGAGCCGATGGGAGTACGCAGAATATCCCCGATGCTCTGGCTGATATGGTCAACATCCGAAATGCGCTCACCGGTCGTGCGATTCATGCCGAGATAACGCGCCGTCATTTGGTGCCCTCCGTCCATTCATCGCCGCGCCTGATGCCGCCGTGGCCGTGTTTATCCACCTGAACACCGTTGGAAGTGAAATTGCCGCCGCCGTGCTCGATATCACCGGACATCTTACCGCCGTTCTTTACCTCCAGCGTGCCGGTCGTGAGCTTGTTGGTACAGACCACCTCCGGCGTATCGAGGGTGACGCGGGTCGAGGCCTTTACCAGCACCACCGGCACGCTGACGGCAATCGTATCGGATGCGGTCACATCGGCAGTTTTAATGCCGGTGACGGTCAGTGCGCCGGTTTCCGGCTCATAACTCATAACGGCACCGTCGGGAAACTCAACGTGCCAGGCATCCGCCGAGGCCGACGGCGCGGGGTTGTCGTCGGAATAAATACCCGGCAGCACAAAAGCGGTATCGAGCTCACCGCCCACGGCCAGAATCATCACCTGCTCACCAACAGAGGGAGCCCACCAGGTGCGCGAGCGTCCGGCCCGGTGCGTCAGCCACTGGAGCCAGTCGGTATAAATGCCGCCGGTCTGCACGCGACAGCGCCCGGCGTCAAGGTCAGTTTCGACGACGATGCCGGTGCGGATCATGTTGCGTATCGCGCGGGCGAGTTCCTGGATAGATGCGAGAGTATTCATAGGATAAAGGATGCCGCCGGGGTGTTCCGGCGGCAATCTGCGGGCGTTTTGCCCTGGCTGGCACAACGTTAATCGGCGAGGTAGTCGATAATGACGCTTTCCACAAGCTGCCGGTCATCGTCGGTAAAGCCCATGAGCTGGCGCTGTGGGTATTCGACGGCGGCGCTTTTTGGGGATGGCTTATCCTTGAGCCCGAGCTGATGCACGCGGGCGATGCGCTGCACTTTTCCGGTAAATTCCACCACTGCCGCGCTGTCGTTACCGGTCGCTTTCATATAGCGGTTGGTTCGCAGTTTCGCGAACATCTCGCGCTTAATCCGGCCTTGCTTTGTCCTGACGGGCTGGCGTTTACGCGGGGCGAACGGGGAACCGTCCGGCGCTTTCTGCGATTTAATGCGCTGCTGTTGCCGCTGGCGCAGTTTCTTCGCAATGTCGGCGGTCATCCGACGCCGCCCGGCAGGGGAAAGGGCCGCTATCAACCCGGCGAGCTTGTCCTCAAAGGGTTTGAAGTCATTCATTCCATTTACTCACCCGCTCGCCATTACTCCACATCTCAACAGGGCGTGTCACCGGCTCCGGCGGTGGCGGCTCCGGGATGTTCTCAACGTACATCGCGCCGTCGGCCTCTTTGACCAACGTGCGCTCGGTCAGTAACAGGCTGATACTGACATCGAGGCTGCTGTCGTTATTAATGTCAGCGTACCAGGCAAATCCTTTTTTTCTCCCCTCGTCGGTTGTCATGATGTCCGGCTGATTGACCCGCAGCCAGGCCATAATCGGCATAAACAGCAGGTCAATATCGTCGGTAAAATCCGTGACCACGATGTTAAGCGTGTACCGCTTTTCAAACGACAGGGAGCGCGCCAGCGTCACCGTATTGTTGCCATCGTCCAGGCGAAGGCAAAGCATATCGGGGTTGGTACGCAGTGCCGGCACCGCATCAGTTAAGGCTTTTCGCAGACTGTTGGGCTTTTGCATCGATTTCATCCTGGCATTGTTTAACCGTATCGACCTGGATTGCGCAGCTCTTCAGGGCGTTTTCAAGCTGGCGTATATCCGCACTCAGGTCGCCATTAGTCAGCGGGTCGCTGCCCGGCATCGGGCAGGGGCTGACCTTCGGGCAGGCGTTGTAAACAATCACCGGCGGCGGCGTTGGTGCAGGCGGCGCGCTGGTGCAACCGGCGCACAGCATCAAGTAAATCAGCGCGATACCAGCGGCGAAACGCGTCATTTTCATTGAGTAACCTCGTGATGGTTTGTTCACGCCGGAAGGCCAGCAGGTTAGCGGCGGTGAGCTTATCCCTCATTGCAACCTGCGCCCGCTCTTTGCGCTGCGACTGCTCTGCGGCAACGTTGAGCTGATTTTTCAGCATGGCGATCGTGGTCTTCTGCGTACCGGCGACCCGGTTCGCACGTTCAAAAGAGGCGCGCAAATTGCTGTTATCGTGTCGCATCCACAGCAGACCCGCGCAGGCCAGCGCCAGCAGGATAATGACTATTTTCATGCGGATACCCCTCCGGCCTTGCGCCACACTGCGACCAGCCTGTCGAGGCTGTGCTCACGCTGACCATACCCCGCGCCTGGCAATGAGGCCCATATGTTGCGACAACGGGAAATAGCGCGCTCGATGCGCCCCTGCTGCAAATCTTCCAGCGCGCCGCGCTCACGAATCAGCTGAATGGCGAGCCTGTCCTGTGATGCCGGGCTGAAATCCGGCAAATCGAGCTGCTTTTTGTAATGCGGCCAGAACAGATAAAGCTGCTGGTAACGCCCCGATGCCGTGGATTTTTCCCCGCGACGATTGAAGACCTTCGCCGGGCGTCCACCGGCAAACGGGTGATCGCGATAGTCGGTAAAAATCTCCGGCTTGCCATCGAGGCCGGTGACAATGACGTCGTACCCGTTGTTTTTCGTCAGCGGGTGCGTCGCGGTACCCTCTGAAAATGCCAGCGTGTCGAGGAATGCCGCGACGTTGGGGTGTGCCTTAATGACCGCCATCGTTTTCCCCTTTTTTAATCCTGCGCTGAATCGCAATTTCCACCGCCTGATAACCGGCGATACCCAGCATGGAGCCAAATCCGCACACGGCAGCGGGCGGCAGGTCAGGAAACTGCACCAGTGCCACCCCGGCCACCATCGAGACAAAGCCGCCCAGCAGCATACGGCCAATAAAAAGCCGGGCGGTGATGGGCTCGCCACCGGCCAGCACTTTCCCGACGACAATCAGCGCGCCGATCAAAAACAGTGACAGGACGCTTTTTTCACCTTCCGTCATGTGTTTACTCCCACAGATTAATTGTTTCAGTTACGGGGGATGACTGGACGTCGGGCAGTTCGACCACAGTGCCATGTGGCAGAACTGCGCCGAGCTCGGCCAGCCCCGGATTTGCGGCGAGCACCGACTCGAATACCCCCTCAGTGCGCCCGTAATACCGGGCGCAAATCATGTCGAGCGTGTCGCCCTGTTGCGCGATGGCCTGCATCAGATTTGGCTCACGATGCAGCGGGGTTTGTCCTGGACGCGTGATACGGCCCAGCGCATGTCCCGCCACAGCTCGTCGACAGTGGTATCGATGCTGTCGGCTTTCTTGTCACCTTTGGCGCTGGCATCCACACCGCGATAACGCTCATAGAGCGTGGCGGTCGCCATTGAGGTGACGGCGCGCAGGTAATAGAAAACTCGCACACTCTCGCCGTCGAGATCGTCAGCCGGCACGTCGGTAAGCTTGCTAAAACCCCCGGCAATCTGCTGTTCCCGCCACAAAAACAGCTCGGCATTGGTTTCGGCTATGCCGGTTTTGATGGCCTCACGAAGCCGGGCCGGGGCAACGGTCTGCTCAAGTCGCATCCCTTCACGCACGCGTTTGGGGTCGATGTCAGGAAAGAAAAACGTATTTTTTATCACCGGCTCATCGCTGGCAGGTGGCGGGATGACCACCACGCCACCCGGCTGCGGCTCATCGTTCTTTTTAATAATCAGCGTCGTCATGACTACCTCTGAATAGGTGGGCGGTGGACGCCGGTCTCAGGTCAGGTAAAACCCCCTCATCGACCGGCGTGCCGCCCTGGCGCGGGGCGCATTCTGTTAACCGGCGGTCTTTTTCGGTCGGCCACGTTTAGCCGGTGCCGTAGTTTTCACGGCGCGCGGCGCTCTTACCGGGGCTTTAACGACCGTTGCCGGTTTGGGCTTCAGCTCACGCTCAAGCCGTTCAATGTCTTTTTTTACTCCTGCCTGACAATCGAGCTGCATCGCTCGCTTGAGGTGGGCCAGCGCGTCGGCGGGCTGTTTGTTATCCCGTAACACCTGACCGGTGATTTTGTGCAGCTTTGCGCGCACTTCATCAGGCATATCGGCGGCGGCGGTCAGCGCCAGCGTGTCGAGCAGCTGGCTGACGACGACCGGTTCACCGGCGGCATGGGCGCGCATGGCGGCGAGCGCCACCTCTTCGGTAAACATGTACTGCGGCGGGCGGCGGTGTTTGCCTGGCATGGTCAGACCGTACTTAAACGCGTAGCGGGCAATATCCATCGCGCCGCCGATATCGCCGACATCGAGACGCCACAGCATGACGGTCATCACGATGTCATCCTGTGCACCTTTGCCCTGTTCCAGCACGCCACTGACCCACGGCAGATAGAACGGCAGCAGCTCGCGCTTTTTCGTGGCTTTCAGCTCTTTACCAAAGATGGCTTTTAACGTGCGTTGGTCTGCGGCCAGCTTAACCAGCATCTGCTCGTAGGCAGTGGCATGCCGCAGCGGGTTGTTTTCCCGCTGCGCGGTTTCAATGGCCGAGACCCGCATCATGTGACGCTGTGCGGGGCTCGTCATCGGTTAGCCCTCCGGTTGTGCGGCAGAGAAATCGCCCAGCTTGATATTTTCAATGAAGCACCCGGCGGCGTAGGTTTCGACCACGTAATCGATGTTCATCGATTCGTAGTTTTCCACCTGGTCGAGTTTCGGATTTTCGATAATGGAGCGGCGATGACTTTCATCCATGAAATAGATGGACAGGTTATCGAGACGCGTCACCATAATAGCGTTCGCCGGGAAGTACGGCACACGGACGGCGGGCAGGTTGCCGATGCGTTTCTGGCTGATGATGATGTCAGCCGCGAGCGCTTCGCTGTTCGGCTGGTCTTTGTTGACGATCGGGAAATATTTATCGGCCAGCAGCTTACGACCCACAATCGCTACAAGTTCGGCATCTTCCTGATAAATCTCGTCAATCAGGTTGTCGGTTGCATCCATGACCAGCGCATCGAGGTTAACGTAATCGCCGTTTTTACCCACACGGATCACAGCGGAAACAACATTCCCTTCTTCGTCGACAATTTTGCTCATCACGCGGGTCGGCGCTTCATTACGGTATTTCTGCAGCCAGCCGACGGCGACGTCCTGCAACATCGGATGAGTGGCGCGGTCAGAGGTTTCGGCGCGCTCAACGCCGTTGAACCCGGCCATGATGAAATCGAGCGCCTGCCGCTGGATGATGGCATCACGAATACGGCGCTGGAAGTCCTGGAAGCGCGCCCACAAATCCAGCTTTTTATATTTGAAGTGAAAGTCGAAGTTGACCTGATCGCATTCGTACTTGTTGGACTCCAGCGCGGTAAAGTCGGCGGTTTTACGCTCCTTGCCGCTGTTGGTGTCCGTTGTACTGGCGATGGTGCCATTGACGCCGACGCCAATTTTTTCACCCTTCAGCTCATCCACCGGCACGATATTAATTTTCTGCAAAAAGGCCGAGGACATCTGCACGGTGTTCATCATGGTTTGCGTGACGGACGGCTCGACGGAGAATTTTTTACTCACGTCGTCCGGGTCTATGCCGTTCAGCTCAGCAACGCGGGACATGTAGGCATTGAATTTAAAACGGGTTTCCTGACGCATAGTCTTTCCTGTTTGGTTAAATCTGGTTGTCTGACCGGGCAAGCCTGTCGCCCGGCGATAAATTCATGACCGTTTAGCAGTCGGTCAGCAGCTCATCGCCACCGCCACCGGTGGAGAGCTTGCGGCGTGGCTGCGCGGTGCTTTCGGTTTTATCCAGCGACGTTTTTAACTTGCTGAATGCCTGACTGGTCTGGTCGGCCTTCGTGGTGACGTCCTGTTTCAGCGTCGCAAAGGCATTTTCCAGCGTGGCAAGACGCTGCTCAGTGGCGGTTAGGTTTTCCTGCACATGTTCACTGACGGCCGTCACGGCTTCATGCACATCCTGAAAACGGGCGTCATCGCTGGCCTGTTTGCGGCTGAAGATCGCTTTCACTTTGTCGCTCAGGGCGGTAAAGACATTTTCCGCCTGGTCTTCAAACTCCAGCTCGGCGAGGGTGGCGACGGAAATCAGGTTGCCCGGCTCGGCTTTGAAGCGGTTGAGGGGGTTAAATTTGGCACCCCGGCAAAATTCGAGGTATTCGGTGCCGAGGCTGGCCGGGTCATCGGTCACGGCGAGGCCGACCAGGTAGCATTTACCGCTATTGGCGAAATTCGGCTGAATTTCCATTGAGGTGTAGACCTTCTGCAATTTTTTATTCATTGCGATCAGGTCATCGGTCGGGGTGATTTTGGCGAACAGCGCCAGCTTGCCTTTCAGTACCGAATCGTCGTCAATCTTTTCAGACTTCAGCTCAACCACATCGCCGTAACGGCTGAACGGGCCATCCGGCAGGATGCCTTTCAGGTGTTCGAGGTTAATGCGGCAACCATAGACGCGGGGGTCAAAGGTCTCAGCCATTTCCTGAATATCCGTCGCGCTGATAACGCGGCCGTCACAGGTATCGCCTTCGACGCCGATGCGAAACCATTTTGAAACTTTTTTTGCCATTGTCAGGAGTCCTGATATCGGGTTAACGGGTCGGGGTTAGTTTCCCGACGTCGCCGCCCACCCGCTATCAATCCCGGATGGCTTATCCCTCACACAACAGCACCTTAGCGATTCGCATCACCCGTTTCTTTAGCCTTGCCCTGTATCAATCACGGCGAGGCATCCATGACCATCACCACCGACACCACTTTATTAAACGACCCGCGACGCCAGGCGGCTTTACTGTACTGGCAGGGGTTTTCCGTGCCGCAGATTGCCGAAATGTTGCAGACCAAACGCCCGACGGTGCAGAGCTGGAAACAGCGCGACCAGTGGGAGGAAACCGCACCGCTGAACCGGGTCGAAAGCACCTTAGAGGCCCGGCTGATTCAGCTCTACGCAAAGCCCAACCTGACACCCCACGATTTCAAGGTGGCGGATTTTCTGGCCCGACAGATGGAGCGCTTTGCGCGCATTAATCGCTATGGCCAGACCGGAAATGAGGTTGACCTTAATCCCAATGTGGCCAACCGCAACAAAGGCGACCGCAAAAAGCCGACAAAGAACTTTTTCAGCGACGAGGCTATCGAGAAACTGGAAGAGATTTTTTTCGCGGAGTCTTTCGAGTATCAGCTCCGCTGGCACCGCGCCGGGCTTGAGCACCGTATTCGCGACATTCTGAAATCGCGCCAGATTGGGGCGACGTTCTACTTTTCCCGCGAGGCGCTGCTGCATGCGCTGAAAACCGGCCATAACCAGATTTTCCTGTCAGCGAGTAAGACGCAGGCGTATGTATTCCGCGAGTACATCATTCAGTTTGCCCGCCGGGTCGATGTCGACCTGACCGGCGACCCGATTGTCATAGGCAACAACGGCGCAAAGCTCATTTTTCTCGGCACCAACTCAAACACCGCGCAGAGCCACAACGGCGACCTGTATGTCGACGAAATTTTCTGGATCCCCAACTTCCAGAAACTACGCAAAGTGTCGTCGGGCATGGCCTCACAAAGCCACCTGCGCAGCACCTACTTTTCGACACCTTCCACCCTGGCACACGGCGCTTACCCGTTCTGGTCGGGGGAATTATTCAACCGGGGCCGCGCCAGCGCCAGCGAGCGGGTTGACATCGATATCAGTCATGACTCGCTCGCCGCTGGCGTGGCGTGTCCTGACGGTCAGTGGCGGCAGATTGTCACCATTGAGGATGCGCTCGCCGGGGGCTGTACGCTGTTCAATCTGGAGCAACTCAAGCGCGAAAACAGCGTCGACGACTTCCGCAATCTGTTTATGTGCGAGTTCGTTGACGACAAGGCGTCGGTGTTCCCGTTCGAGGATTTGCAACGCTGCATGGTCGACAGTCTGGAAGAGTGGGAAGACTTTGCGCCGTTCGCCGACAACCCGTTTGGCTCCCGCCCGGTCTGGGTGGGATACGACCCTTCGCACAGCGGCGACAGCGCCGGGTGTGTGGTGCTCGCGCCGCCGGTTGTCGCCGGGGGCAAGTTTCGCATTCTGGAGCGCCATCAGTGGAAAGGCATGGACTTCGCGACTCAGGCCGAATCCATCCGCCAGCTCACCGAAAAATACAACGTCGAGTACATCGGTATCGATGCGACCGGCCTCGGTATTGGCGTCTTCCAGCTGGTTCGCTCGTTTTATCCCGCCGCCCGCGATATCCGCTACACGCCGGAAATGAAAACCGCAATGGTGCTGAAAGCAAAAGACGTTATCCGCCGTGGCTGTCTCGAATATGACGTCAGCGCCACCGACATCACCACCTCGTTTATGGCAATCCGCAAGACCATGACCAGCAGCGGGCGCAGCGCCACCTATGAGGCCAGCCGCACCGAGGAAGCCAGTCACGCGGACGTCGCCTGGGCGACCATGCACGCGCTGTTAAACGAACCGCTTACCGCTGGCAGCGGCCAGGCAACATCATCCATTCTGGAGTTCAACTGATGAGTAAATACAAAGGCCGCAAGCCACAGCCCCAAAAGCGCCCGCGCAACATGAAAGACAGCGAGCCCCAAAAAATGGAGGCGTTTACCTTTGGTGAACCGAGCGCCGTGCTCGACCGCCGCGATATTCTGGATTACGTGGAATGCGTCAATAATGGCCGCTGGTTCGAACCGCCGGTCAGCTTTAACGGGCTGGCGAAAAGCCTGCGCGCCGCCGTTCATCACAGCTCGCCGATTTACGTTAAGCGCAACATTCTGGCCTCAACGTTTATTCCGCACCCGCTACTGTCACAACAGGACTTTAGCCGCTTCGCGCTTGATTTTCTGGTGTTTGGCAACGCGTTTTTAGAGCTCCGAAAGAGTGTCACCGGTCGCCCGCTGAAGCTGGAAGCGTCACCGGCTAAATACACGCGACGTGGTATTGAAGATGATGTCTATTGGTGGGTGCCGTCATTTGACCAGCCGCACCCGTTCGCGCCGGGATCCGTATTCCACCTACTGGAGCCAGACATCAACCAGGAGCTGTACGGCATGCCGGAATATCTCAGCGCGCTAAACTCCGCCTGGCTGAATGAAGCGGCGACGCTGTTCCGTCGCAAGTATTACCAGAACGGGGCTCATGCGGGTTACATCATGTATGTGACGGACGCCGCGCAAAGCGGTACCGATGTTGAGGCGTTGCGCGATGCGATGCGCAGTTCGAAGGGGCTCGGCAACTTCAAAAATCTGTTCTTCTACGCACCGCACGGAAAACCGGACGGCATAAAAATTGTCCCGCTCAGTGAGGTGGCAACGAAAGACGATTTCTTCAATATCAAAAAAGTCAGCGCCGCCGACCTGCTCGACGCTCACCGCATCCCGTTCCAGCTGATGGGCGGCAAGCCGGAAAACGTCGGTTCGCTCGGCGATATCGAGAAGGTGGCAAAGGTGTTTGTCCGTAACGAGCTCATCCCGCTACAAGACCGGATGCGCGAGGTCAACGCGTGGGCCGGTCAGGAGGTGATCCGGTTCAAAAGTTACACCCTCGACACCGAAAGTGACTGATTTCCGCCGCCTCCTGGCGGCTTTTTCTTACCCCCATGCCTGACCGCCTCAGAAGCCCGCCACGCCCTCAAACACCCCCGCACCACCCACCGACACCCTCGCGAACCTGCGCGGCACAGCGACGCGCTCAGGCTGCGAAAATAAATGCGCAAAAGTACGCTGGCGCGCAGTGCTTTCCCCGCCTCGCCTGCGCACTTAACGGGTCGCTTTTAATGCAATTGCATCAGGAGCCCCGAGCCGCGCGAGCGTTGGCGCTGGCTGGCAAATACTGGAATAAAAAAACGAATGCAAACTCATGCACCTTTTGCATGCAGCTTACTTTATTGTTGCCTGATAACGAGAATAGGCGTCCTCAAAAGCTTTTAAGTATGCCTTTGGCAAATCAAATTCATATGTGTTGAGGTTGGTTGTTATAAATAGCTTACCTTTTTTAAAATCTATGTTTTTATTCATATCAAATAACGCATATGTCGACCACCAAGCAACCCCTGAGTCGATTGTAAATTTAACGCTTTTTATTTCACCTTTATATGATAGCGTTATATCACGATGACCTATAACTTTATCTAAAGAGCATCGGGCTGATGTTCCTCCCAGAGAGAAAAAAACACCAGTAATATTCACCGTCATATTTCTCATATTCTGAATAATGAGATTACAATTCACCCCCTTACCATGAGTAACATCCACACTTATTCCATGAGTAACCCTGATTTTTTCATTCTCATTCTGAGTAGCTTGATACGCCATGTACAATGAGACTAACACGGCAAGTAGAGTTGCAATTGCGGATAACCACCCACCCAGCATACTCCACAAAGCCACCTCACCGGCATGATTCTTATCAGCCCACCCCCAATTAAAGCCACCGAGGAAAAAACCTAAAACGAACATCAAAGCAGAAAGGATAATTATGCCGAAAAATTTTAAATTCATATGATAACCCCACGTCCAAACAGCTTTTAATTTACGCATCCTAACGCCTCACAAGGCTCGTTGTTCAACCCCGCCAGCACTGAAATCGAGTTTCAGCACCGGCGGCGTTCGTCACAATATTGGTTAATTGTCGAGTATCGACTCGACTTCACCCGTTCGCACGTTTACGCGCGCTGCAACCGTTTGTTTAACCACTCCACCATAAGCATTAGTACCACGAAATGTTGTTTTTACAATGGCATGTGGGTCTTTATTCAAAATCAGATGATAAACAGTTGAAACATGTTTATAAGAGGAGTCATCGTTCATACTGTCTTTAATCATTTTTTCTAACGGACGATAGGAACCGTCCCATCCGCTGAAATTACTCTTAAACGTATCAAGGTTAATTTTACTGTTTAGCGATTGTGGGTCTCTTTCAAAGTCGTTGAAACACCACCCCAAAACATCACCAAGCTTTAAGCTCTCATCTTTAGTAAAGGTATATTCGCTCATACAAGCATAGAAAGCACTTTTAGCGTTTGCTGGTACACCTTTGAAGCCAACATAGTCTTTAACGATATCGTGCCGTGTTTCTTTTGGCTCGTTACGATACTCTTTAAGTGTTTTATCTGCATATTTGAATGCTGGCGTAGTCGGTTCCGCTTTAATCTCTGACACGTCAGTTTTTACCACAGGTTGACTTTTTTCAGTCGGCCATAATATTGAGCCAATAACGGCCAGCGCCAGGCATCCGCCGAGGTAAACCGCGCTGGAGCGCTTACGGTTCGGCATCCGAACAAGCGATGGCTTGATTAAACCCACGATAAAAGCAATAAAGAGAGCCAGAGATAAAAATGCTATTACGGTATCCATGATTTTCCTTTGTATGTAATCCTCATATAAAACAACCCCATGCTATCAAACATAGGGTTGAAAGTTGCACATTTTTCAGGGATTAACGCCAGCTTTCATCTTCCCATACTTCCTGAAGGATACTATCCAGCGCTTCGCGGTCTGAGTCTTTATCGAACCCCATCAGCTCAACACCTGTCATGGATCCCTTTCTAACTGTAACGCGCGTTGACGGAAAAACAGACTGTATTCGCCTTGTCAATTCGCATTGAAAAGCATCAATAACCGGCTGGCCAATTTTTTGGTCTTTATCCAACGTAATGTTTACCCTCACTTCACCACCTCTTTTTAATCGTTCTTTAGCGGGCGTCGCGGAGAAAACAACCGAAAAGGAGTTGTTTTTCATTAAGTTCCCTCTGGCTATCTCCGCAATTAAATTCAATGCGATTTCGCGGTCTCTTTCCTTACAAGTACCCTCTGCCGTCAGACGCGCAATCATTTCGACTCGCTCAATCATAACGTGCTCGCTTAACTCTCTATCCACATAACCTCCGATACGAGATACTGTATAAACATACAGTATCACGTATCGGTAAAAGGTGTGAAGAAAAAATGAAGTGAAATACACTGTATGTACATGATATGGATGAATATTAATGATTACTTTTCGTTGCCAGTTCAGCTATAGCCGCAACACGATTAAGGATTTTCATGGCTTTGGCCTCATGTGAGGGCGCTGCGGAAAATATTTCTCCTCTTGCTGTCCCGCGCAGCCATTTGCCCTCAAAACAGCTTTTACCACCCCTCATCAGGTGCAGGGCTTCGCCCCGGCTGATTGTGTTGCCGGTTGTCAGATGTATCTCGTCTATGGTTTTCGCTATTGCTGCGTTTTGCTCATCCTTTCCGTGGATGAATTTTCGCCGTGTTGCTGGCTTTTTCTTCCTGAGTCGGTTGGTCAGCTCTCGTTTTTCACGCCGACTCAATGGTTTTGTTAAATCCAGTGCCGGCGGTTCGCTTTCGCTCCCCGTACAGTTATTGACAGAACTCCGAGAGGGCGCAGGAGCGCCCTTAACGTCAACGGCCAAATCAACGGCACGCTTCGGCACAATTTTCCACTGCGTTAGCCGGGTTAAAATCGGGGTGTCAGCGCCGACGGCGGAATCGTACACGCCGCGAATGCAGATAGTTTCCTCACCATACTGGTTAAACTCGGCGCGAGGCTCATACAGCGTGCGCACCTGCAAATCGTCACGACGGACAAACGGGCCACCCTGCGCATTAACGTAACCAGCCCAGTCACCGGCGTCAGCGGCATCATGAACGGCGGCAAACTCAACGCTTAAACCGTGCGCGGTCTCGGTATCAGCGAGACGACGCAACTCACGGTAGACCGTCACCGGCGCACCACCAATAAACTGAAACTGACGGATGTGCCAGCGCGCCGCCCATGCTGAAACGGCGGGGGCTGTCTCTTTCAGCAGCTCACCGCTTTCGTCATCGGTTTCACCATCGAGAGCATAACCGTCGATATTTTTCGAAATGTATTTAGCAACATAGCCGGTAGCGCTGCCCTTTTCTGGGTCAATGGCCTCGGCATGAAAGCGCGCTTTTTTGGCTTTATCACTTCTCAGTTCGTGGCGGTCTTCCTCCCATGCATAATCACGGATGATAAGGCGCACGCGCTCGACGTCCTCCGGCAACATGAACATAAGCATGTGCCAGTGCGGCGTTCCGTCGTGATGAGGTTCGGCAACACGGATGCCGAAAATGCGTATTTCTTCCCGATGCAGCTTGGCGCGTATGCGCGCCCAAAGGCCAGTTAGATAGCTCTGCGTGTCCGATGGGCTGGCACCATTCCATTTGCTGTTACGGTATCCCGCTTTAGTCGTGGCGTGATATTTAGACGATGCAGTCAGGGTGTAAAACTCCCCGACATAACCGAGTTCATTGCAGATATTTTCAAACCCACGGATGCGGGTCATCAGTTCGCAGCGGCGTATCGCAGGATTAGCGACCGAACCGTCGTATTTTTCAATCAGGCTGATGCGGTTGCCGTCTTCGTCTTCGAGATCCAGTCCCTTGAGAAACTCACGCGTTCGGCGCTTCTGTTCGCGCCAGTCTGTTACGCAGTTTTTACTCGCGTAGGCGTGCTTTTTCTTGCTGACGTTGCCGACTGCAATTTGTAGGTGTTCGCGCCATGCCGACGCGACACGACGCAGACGATTACGCCACCATGACTCAGTGAACATACGGATTATTGCAGGGGCGATATCATCTTTGTTGAAGTATTTATTTGCTACGCGCTCCCAATGGGGAGGGGTGACATTGAATTGCAGAGAAATAAAACCAGCGTGCATGTACCAGGTGTATAGCGTTTTGAGCTCACCAAAACCTGAATCATCAATATTTCCCAGCTCAGAACGAATGAAATTAGCGATGTCACATGCCAGCAAGTCAACATCGGCGCGCGACATATCAGGGAGGCGGTTATATCTGGCGACAAGATTAACCATGCGAGATGCCAGATATTGCATGAGTCGGGTGTCAAAATGTCCACCGAAAACGGCGGTTGATACATTAGTGTTGATACCCGCGCTCTCATATTTTTTTGCGACCAGCTCAAGACGCGGCAATGCCTTTTTGCAGAAACTGATTAAAAAAGCATTGGCTCGTTGACTGCTCTGATTTTGCTCCAGCACCGCCGCAGTGCGATAAACGTCAAAACGTACGCACTCTGGCTGGAGAGAAAGTACCTTTTTTGCATGCAGCAAAGCCGCGAACATACCGTCGCGGCGATACTGTTGGTCATAGGTAAGATATGGGCTGGCTATTGCCGACCGTGGAGCATTCCACGGATAAGCGAATTGAACCGCCAAGTCATACCCCCCGAAAATGTTTAGATTTCAATTCGGTGACCTCCTGACAGGTCACGCAAAAGGCCACACCCGGAATCGCAATGCGGCGAGCTTCCGGGATTGGTTCGTCACATTCTTCGCAGAGAAAACGGGAAGGTGAGGCGATACGGCTACGCGCGTTGCTGATGTGGCGTTCGCGGTCTTCCTGCTCGCGCAGTTGTGCTAAATCCATTGCGTCGGCCATTAGTGCAGCTCCTGTGATTCATTCTCAAAGCGAGTGGCTTCACGGCGCAGCAGTTCGGCGGCTTCGGTACAGCTCATCCCCTCTTTGATGATATGTATCGCCAGTGCCTCAAGACGGATTGAAACAGCGAGCGCGCGGTCTTTACGCTCTTCTTTTTTGGCATCAGTCAGCAATATGGCCAGCGCATCGCTATCTGTATTAAAACTACGGGTTACGGTATTACGCATAATTTATTCTCCTGATTTCGGGCAATAAAAAGCCCGGCGGGTTTACGCCATTAAATTTCTGTTTGGATTAATTCGGCATTGTTAGCCGTTTTGGAAATAAGCTCACCACTGCGCGAAAATGATTCATCGCTGTAATAAGCGCTTTTTTCTCGTCAGTAGTCAGCTCACTTAATTGGAGCTCATGACGAGCCGCAGGGATTTTTGCCAGAAAGAAAATAGCGGCCAGCGCCCGATTATTTTCTTCAAATTGTGGGTCACGTTTATCACGCATATCATCGACAAAACGTTCAACCTCTTTCCAGCTATCGCCCCAATATCTTGCGCGCAATTCAGCCACATGATTGAGACCGGCCAGACGTTCACCCGCTTTTAGCGGAACAGTCGCGGAAACAGCTTCGATAGCCATGATTCCCCCTGCTTTTGAGTAGAGAGACCAGCCAGTAAATCAGCCTGTGAGTTGCTCGGGTGCCAGCGCTTGCCGTCCTTACCTGCGATCCAGCCGTGGCCGTAGTGCATGCCGGGACTTTGCTTTTTAAGCAGAGACGCGAATGACGGTTCATTATTCAACATAAGCACCTCACATCAGACCGAATGAGGCACCGAGGCCGCTCATGGTGTCTACAACGCTTGTCATTGCCGGGTTAGCCTGAAGCCGCGCATGCAGCGCCAGAGCCGACAATGACAACATGCGAATGCCAGCATTTACGCTTTCAATCATGTTGTGCTTACGTGCAGAGGTCAGGCGCTCATTAGAGACCGCACCGCTTGCCAGCTCGCCGAGTTCACTCATTGCTCGCATGACATAAGACTGCAATTTGTCTTTAGCCAGCTCATTTACCGGCACGCACGGTAGACAGTGAATCTGCGCAAGAAAGCCATCAACGAGGGTTGAGTCTTCTGTCAGGTCAGTCAGCAGCCACAATTCAGGCGGCGTGAACTGGTGAGGCTGTTCCGGGTTGAGCTTGTTGCGTAACGTCTGAACATTCATACCCGCACGCTCGGCCAGCTTCGCCATGTTGTGACGTTGCGCAAAAGCCCGGCATGCTTCGTCATAGTGGGGATGTTTGGAAACCTGAAAATCAAACATGTTGCATCCTTACAATTCACATAAAGTGAATTAAGCGCCGATGACGAGTTGAAAACGGGAATGACCCAACGCCTTACGCAACTGCTCTTCTTTCCAGCGTGCGTAATAAATGCGAATCGGGCCACCTGCTTTCTTGCAGCCTTTACGGATGGTGCGTGGTTCGATTGGTACACAAGGGTTATCGCCGGTTGTCCAGCGGTAGGCGGTGCGTTCAGAAACACCCTCAAGCTCTGCGAATTGTTGCAAAGTAACGATTGGTGCGGGAACTTTGATGATTGCGATTTCAGAAGCCATGTTGCATGATTCCCCTTTTACTAAAGATTGCAATTAATAGCCATCTGTTTGCCAACGTTCGCCATTAATTGCCTAGGTTTAGGCTTAACATAACTCCTAAAATGGAGTTTGTAAATAGGTTAAAGCTACATGAGAATTGAAGGTCTTGGTTTAAACAATGAAGAAGTGCTGGACAGGATTTGCGAGGCTTACGGATTTTCTCAGAAAATTCAATTAGCTAGACACTTCGAAATTGCATCAAGCTCTCTTGCTAACAGGTACAGTCGCGATTCCATTTCTTATGACTTTATTGTGCATTGCGCCCTAGAAACTGGCGCAAATCTCGCTTGGCTACTCACCGGCAAAGGGTCACCTACAACCGGCAATATGAATACCGATACCCAAAATGTGGAGAAATTCACATTAAGTGAAGAGTCTCTGGTTAGTGATGGCGATTTGAGTATTGCTGGCAAGTTCTTTAGCAAGCCGCTTACGAATCCAATTGCCGTCTACGCTGACGGAAAACTCCATTTCATCGAGCGAGACGCATCCCTATCAGATGGAGAATGGCTCGTCGATATTGAAGGTGCTATTAGCATTCGAGAATTAACAAAATTGCCAGGCAGAAGACTACATGTAGCAGGGGGCAAGGTTCCCTTCGAATGTGGATTTGATGACATTAAAGCATTAGGTCGCGTGATGGGTGTATACAGCGAGGTTAACTAATGACCGTGCGTAAAAATCCAACTGGCGGTTGGATTTGTGAGCTCTACCCAAACGGTGCAAAAGGCAAACGCATCAGAAAGAAATTCGCTACTAAGGGCGAGGCTCTGGCGTTTGAACAGTACACCGTTCAAAACCCGTGGCAGGAAGAAAAGGAAGACAGGCGCACGTTAAAAGAGCTGGTTGACTCATGGTATAGCGCTCATGGCATTACACTGAAAGATGGCTTGAAACGTCAGTTAGCCATGCACCATGCTTTTGAGTGTATGGGCGAGCCACTCGCACGCAATTTCGATGCACAGATGTTTTCCCGCTACCGAGAAAAACGGTTGAAAGGTGAGCATGCCCGTTCAAACAGAGTGAAAGAGGTATCGCCTCGCACGCTTAATCTTGAGCTAGCCTACTTCCGGGCAGTGTTCAATGAGCTAAACCGCCTCGGAGAATGGAAAGGTGAAAACCCACTGAAAAATATGCGCCCATTCCGCATTGAAGAAATGGAAATGGCCTGGCTAACTCACGACCAAATTTCGCAACTACTTGGAGAGTGTAAACGGCACGACCACCCTGATTTAGAAACAGTGGTAAGAATTTGTCTCGCCACTGGCGCACGGTGGTCAGAGGCCGAGAGTCTGAGAAAAAGCCAACTCGCGAAATACAAAATCACATACACCAACACGAAAGGCAGAAAAAACCGCACCGTCCCAATCAGCAAAGAACTCTATGAGTGTCTGCCTGATGATAAAAAAGGCCGGTTGTTTAGTGATTGTTATGGCGCATTCCGCTCAGCTCTGGAAAGAACAGGCATCGAACTACCGGCAGGGCAGCTTACCCACGTTTTGCGCCACACCTTCGCCAGTCACTTTATGATGAATGGTGGTAATATTTTAGTTTTACAACGCGTTTTGGGGCATACCGATATCAAAATGACAATGCGGTATGCACATTTTGCTCCAGACCACTTAGAAGACGCTGTTAAGCTTAATCCATTAAATACATTTAGTTAGGCTTATTTATTATTCATTTCTCGTAGATCTTGCTCCCAATGGGTATCGTTGGACTCAACAATACCCTCTCTTTCCAAAAGCATCATTCTCTTCAAAAGATACTTTTTGCTAACACCTCTTGTATAATACCTAACAGTTTCGGCAAAATCCCAATTGTTATCTGAAAATAGCCTTGGTTGGAACGAGTGGCAATATATAATCTCAATATCCTTACCCTCGCAATCAAAATTAGCTAACATATTAGTAATTTTTTTATCACGAAGCACCTCGACATGAGGGCCATGTAATGTTTCATATCCAATATGGATAACTGTTTTACCATCACTTGGGGCTTGCTTTACAGCTTTCACAAGTAACCCCTTAACATCTTTAGCTTTTTTGGAAATCGACTCATCTGCTATACATTCCCATTTAGCACAGAAAGGTCTCCTTATCTCATCGGCAAAAACATTAATTGTACTATATTCATCTTCGCTATAAGTGCAAAGTTTAGCCTGTAATGCCATCGTATAACTACCATGGGGTTCATAGTTATCATCTAAAAGATAGTTAAGTTGTGGCGAAGGATACTTTACTATCCATTTGGCAAAGTGTTCATTTACTCGGTCCATATCAATTAAATTTGCAACTACTGATATTTCATCATTTTCACAAGATACAACACCGCATTGCATCAAATCTCTTGAGGCGTATAAATGCCTAACAATATTCAAAAAAATATCAGGATTGGTGCTATTGACCTCACATTTGAACTTTACATTAAAAAAAACAGGATATGGGTAAGAAATTATGTAAGGTAGAGCTTTCTGCCATCTTTTAACCCATTCCATACGTTCATTTTCTGAATATTGAGTTACCTTTGCAAGCCTTTTACATTCTACATATAGTTTATCATTTCCTTTCTTCACCAGAAGGTCTGGTGTTTTACCTGCACCTGACTCAGGTATAAACTCTACTTCCCAACCATTTTTTATATAACAGGCAGCAACTACTAATTCAAATAAGACAGAGTCTGGTTGATTCTCAGGTTTAATAAGTAAATCTTTAAGTTTATTTTCAATACCTTTTGTACGCTTTAACTCTTCGCTAAATTCTCCGATGGTGGCAAAGAACGGCAAAATTCTAGAGGATTGTGCAGGTTCATCAACTGTTGGGCGATCGGCAAGTGATTCTGCAAGGTACAAATACCAAGCGATCCAATCATCATAAAAGGCCATACGCGAATCTTTTTCATGTAAAGAAACATCTGTTTTACTGCTATATAACCTTTCAGTGAGGGTACGAAAATACCGCAGAACATTATCTCTTCGCTCAAACCATTTTTCTTCCCCCATAACCTCAACAAACCATCGATATGTTTTCTTTACATCTTTCACGAGTGGATCGTCATATCTCGCATTAAAATGCTTCCAAAATTCAGCGTACTCATCTTCAGTAACATTTTTATCATGGCTATTTTCTTTCACTTTATGTCCTCGGGTGGAAAAAAAGATATGTCCAATTTACTATTTTTTAACCCATATGTATGTAACTGCATTCACAAACATAGCGCATTTTAGTGGCGATAAAGTGGCGGTAGAAATGGCTGATAATGGGTAATCATTGGCAAATGATGGCAATCTATGTCAATGATAAATAACGCAAACCATTGATTTTCTGTTGTTCAGGTAGGAACTCATAATCGCTTGGTCGTTGGTTCAAACCCAACAGGGGCCACCAAATTTTAGATTTAAAATCATATAATTAAGCCACTCGAAAGAGTGGCTTTTTTGTTCCTGAATTTTAAAATGGCACCACAAACCGCTGAGCAGCGCGCATGGCTTAGCGTGTTGTCGCTATCCCATTAAGAGGATAAAAAGTCCGTTATAACGCAGGGAAAATTTGCGCTTACGCTAAAACAGATAGCATTCTGCCTTAGCAAAATATTGCTCAGAGCATCTCGGGCAGCCCATAACCGCCGCACTCCTGTTGACTTCTGTCTAACTACGCAACGTAGTCTTAAAATATCTTTCATTCCTGCAATGCTGGAATTCATACTACTCACGATAAATGTAACAACACAGGTCAATTTCCGAAAAATAACCATAGCCTGCGCCAGCTGATCGAAATCAACGCGTTCCTCCCCCCGCTCTTATATATAACCCGCTGACTTACAAAAAGGATGAAATGATGAAAATACGGGATATATCAATCAGTACCTGTCTGGCACTGTTATTAATGGGTTGCGTAGCTAAACCACCCATGGCGACGGAAAATGAAATGAAATAGGCCGCCGCGTTTGCTTTTAATGTCGATGCTTCGCAGGTGACAATTTCCGATGCGAGGCAGCAGGATGTGAAAACCAACTTTGTGGTCACCATCGGCAAAACCAGCCATCGCTGCTATGTGACGAAGGCCGCCGAGCCGAAGCTTTACGGGCTGATCCCGCTGGGCGGCGGTAGCACCGTCTCGGATGCCATCTGCGCAGGCGCCAACCCGACGCTAGCGAGCAAAACCTGCGACGCCCTGTCGCAAAAAGCGGGCCGCTGCTGAGCCTTTGCGCAGAAGAAGGCCGCTAACTGCGCATTTAGTCACTTTTTCTGCCGTTTTACCGCGGTCGCTTAGTTCAGCGACCGCACCTGCTGATAAGAATTGAGCCGTTCCCGCAGCGAGGTGAGCCAGACATCCGGCTCCTGACGGCAGATTTCGGTGAGGATCGGCGTCAGCACCAGCTCGGCTTCATGGAAGTCGGTCCACTCCGGCGGCTCCAGTGAAAAAGGATCGTTCATCAGCCAAATCACCATCGGCGTCCAGGCGCGCGGATCCAGTTGCAGATAATCCTGACAGCGCATCATATCTCGGGTCCGCGCCTCATCGGGGACGACATCCTTTCCCACCGCGGCGCTACTCATTGCCAGTACTGTTATTCCTGCCAT